CTACTGGTCAGAACCAACCTTTGGTCGCTGACTTCCGAGTCCCAGGAATTATCAATAATCCGAATCGCGTTTTGACTATTCGTGATGTATTGCCTGTCGGTCGCACATCTTCTAACTTGGTTCAGTACACCAAAGAGAATGTGTTTACTGATAATGCGGCCGCACAATATTCAAGCCCTGCGCGTGAGAATGTGACGAAGCCTGAGTCAGGAATTACATTCACATTGGCTAACGCCCCTGTGGTGACATTGGCTCACTTTATCCCTGTCTCTCGTCAGGTGTTGGATGATTCTCCTCAATTGCAATCTTATGTCAATGGTCGTTTGACTTATGGCTTGAAGTTGGAAGAAGAAGCTCAGTTGTTGAATGGTACTGGTTTAAGCGGAAATATCTCGGGTATCACAGCATCAGGAAATCACACAGCATACAGCCGTCGTGTTACTGGTGATACTAAGTTGGATACATTGCGTCGTGCTATTACTCAGGCTCAATTGTCTGACTATATGCCTGACACAATTGTTATCAATCCTGCTGATTGGGAAACAATTGAAATCGCTAAGACCACTTATGGCGAATACATCTTTGGCGGTGAGAATGGTCCTGTCAACGCATTGCAACCATTGATTTGGGGCAAGCGCGTTATCGCTACAAACAGCATGACTGCGGGTAAGTTCTTGGTTGGTGGCTTCACTATGGGCGCACAAATCTGGGATCGCATGGATGCCGCTGTTCAAATCTCCTATGAAGATGGCGACAACTTCAAGAAGAACATGGCGACATTGTTGGCAGAAGAGCGTTTGGCTTTGACAGTCTATCGCCCATCCGCTTTCATTTACGGCAATCTGTAATTGAGCAGACCCCCATGCCTAGCGGTGTGGGGGTTTTGTAATTGTTAAACTAACTGAAATAACCCCGCGATGGAATTAGTTGAAATAATTGCCCTGACTCATTTTCATGATTCACGCATTGGTAGCGTGAGTAGAAAGATGAGACTAAAAGTTCCGTCAGTAGTTGCTGACGATCTTCAATCAATTGGTGTGATTGAAATAGTAAACCCTCCCGTGGCGACCGCCCGATCAGTTCATACGACCGCACCGCAGGTCGATGGGCGGGGCGTGTCGCCTGTATTATTGCAAGCGGACCGAGTCTCACCGAGGAAGATTGCAACATCGTTGGAAACAAAGGATGGGCGACCATTGCTGTCAATGACAGCTACCGCAGAGCACCATTCGCGGACTGCTTATACGCTTGCGATGATCAATGGTGGAGAGTCCACTTTGAGCGAGTCAAATCAGAATACGAAGGCGAATGTTGGACTCAAGACGAGGGGGCGGCCAAGAGGTACAAAATCAACCGCATTGGGTCTGAGTACAAAGAAGGACTCGGCACTAATGGCGTAATCCATCAGGGCGGTAACAGCGGTTATCAGGCAATCAATCTTGCTTACCTATGGGGGGCAAAGACAATTGTTCTGCTAGGATTGGATTGTTCGCTTTCACCAAAAGGCGAAGCGCATTGGTTTGGTCAGCATGGTGAAGGATTAACAAACCATCAACCATTCCAGATGTGGCAAGCTAAGTTTCCGCAACTTGCAGTTGATCTGCAAGCTGAAGGTGTTCGAGTAATTAACGCAAGCAGACAGACAGCCCTGACTTGCTTTGAGCGCATGACGCTTGAGGAAGCAATTAAAGTATGTTGACCTTATTGACAGCAACTGGTGCAAGACCGAAGGCGTGGGCTATCTGTGAACTGTGGATGGCAAGGCAGACTTACAGAGGAGATGTTCGTTGGATTATTGTTGATGATGGTGAGGTTGCACAGCCAATCACATTCAGCAAAAAGAACTGGACATTAGAAGTAATCAGACCTAATCCATTCTGGCAAGATGGAATGAATACTCAAGCGCGTAATCTTCGGGCGGGTATGGATATTGTTGGCGCAGATGAAAGAGTTGTTTTTATTGAGGATGACGATTGGTATGCGGCTGATTGGCTCGAGACAATTGATAAGAAGTTTGAGAAAGCTGAGTTAATTGGTGAGGCTAATGCTCGCTATTACAACTTGCCTCAGAAATCTTATCGACCAATGTTCAATACTTTGCACAGCAGTCTTTGCTCATCGGCTATTCGAGGTCAGGCATTAGATACATTCAGATCAGTATGCAGAGCGCAGATTAAATTTATTGATGTTTTGCTATGGCAAGCACATGGCAACAATCATTTGTTTAGTGGTGAGCGTGTTCTTGGTATCAAGGGCATGGAAGGTCGCGGTGGCATTGGAGTTGGTCACGCAAAAGAATTCCGTGGAACAAGGGATGTTGGCGGTAAAATTTTGAAATCGTGGATTGGTGATGATGCTTTGGTTTATAAGCCAGAGGAAAAATTAAATGACGCAATTAGTTCGGAAAATTAAACGCACAAGCATAGTAACGACAGAGCCAATCACATTGGCAACTGCTCGATTGCATTTGCGTCTTGATGCTGTTGGCTCTCCTGCCGCACATCCTGATGATGCTTTGGTAACTGCATTGATTAAGACAGCAAGGGAATCGGTTGAGTCATTTACAGAATTGACTGTTGCACAAACAACTTTTGCATTGGCTCTTGATGAGTTTCCTGTAAATGAAATTCCTTTAGGAACAAGTCCAGTTAACTCAATCACTAGCATCACTTACACAGATACGAATGGCGCGACTCAAACACTAAATGCCAATCAGTACATTTTTGACTCTTACAGTAATCCTGCAAAGATTTTTCCTGTAACTACTTGGCCTCATACAAAGATAGTTCCAAACGCTGTCATTGTTAGATTTGCCGCAGGGTTCACAGATGGATTAAGTCCGAATGAATATCCGATGCCTACTGCATTGAAGCAAGCGATGTTGTTATACATTGGTGAGCTTTATGAGAATCGTGAAGCAATCAATGTTGGAAATATTGTTTCTGAAATTCCGTATGGAATGATTCACTTGATGACTCCCTATCGCATTAACATGGGTGCGTGATGAGAATATCTAAACTTCAACAGCGCATTACTGTTCAGCGTAGAAGCACGACGCTAGATGCGTATGGTCAAGAGATCAACTCTTGGACAAACATCGGAACAGTATGGGCAGAAGTTAAGCCGTTAAGTGGTACTGAAAAAATGAGAACTAACGCAATGGTCGTTGAGTCTCAAATATCACATCGAGTCACAGTAAGATATTCCACATTGCTCTTGCCATCGGTGGATGCTGACGCATGGCGTATTCTTTTAGGTACACGCATCTTTAATATCACAGCATCATGGAATGTTGACGAAGCTGATAAGACAATTATCTTTGATTGCACAGAAGGAAGTTTAGATGGCCAGTGATCAAAGCATATCGATAAGCGGACTTGCTGACTTGCAGAAAATGTTAGATGAGTTACCCGCAAAGATAGAAGCAAACATCATGCGAGGCGCATTGCGTCAAGGTGCGAATGTCTATCGTGATCGTGCAAGAGCTGCCGCCCCTGTCGGTAAGACTGGAAAATTAAAGAAAAGCATTAAAGTAAAAACTAATGTGAAAAAAGGTAAAGCTGTTTCGCAAGTTGTTGCGGGTGGCGGTGATGCTTTTTATGCGAAGTTTGTTGAATTCGGCACAGCTTCTTTTTATGAAGGAAGCGGAAAGACAGTAGGCGGTCCATATAAAATTTCTCCAAAGAATAAAAAGGCGATAAAATTTGGAGAAGTCTTTTCTGAGACAGCCGTTCATGAAGGCGTAAGACCAACTGGATTTATGCGTAAAGCATTTGATGGTGGGACTACTGAGGTAATTGATCAAGTGGCTGATTACATTCGTATGAGAATCGGACGAGAGATTGTGAAATCATTATGAATCCAGAACTCATAATTGCCGCGATGCTGAATACTAATGGCATTACAGCATTGGTAAGCACTCGCAAAGCAATGTCACAGTTGCCGCAGAATACAGCCTTTCCTGCGCTTGTTTACACACTCATTGATGCAATACCATTGCCGCACATAAATTACGCGACAGAACGCCAGATGGCGCGAGCTAGAGTGCAGATCAATCCACTTGCCAAAACAATGGCAGAGGTGAAAGCAATCCATGATCAAGTTCGCTTGGCGATGGACTTTAAATTACAACAGACATTTGCGGGTAAGACAGTTATCAGTAGTCGCCTAGATTTATTCGGTTCACCCGAAAAAGATTTAGATACTGGTACTTGGACTCAATCCGCAGATTATTTGGTGTCTTACTATGAGTGAGACACAAACCAGTTTCAGGCATTTGCTTGAAAATTCTGCTCACATCCCTGTGGGCTTTTTTTAAAACCGAGAGGAAAAGACCATGACAGTCCGCACATCCGCAGGGACAACACTTCGTGTTACTGCGTCAGCACCCGCTACCTTCAACAGCGCAGGGTACACAACCCTGTTCACAACATCTCCCGTCCCCGCACTCGTTGGTGAAATCACCGACTTGGGCGAGTTTGGTCGTGAGTATGCTTTGGTCACGCATATGCCAGTTGGCTCGCGTGGCACACAGAAGTTCAAAGGCTCATTCAACGAAGGCACAATCACTTTGTCTTTGGGTTTGGACACCGATGACGCAGGTCAGATTATTATGAAAGCCGCAAGCATTTCTGATAACGACTATTCGTTTATGGTGACTACACAGAATGGCGACAAATACTTTTTCAGAGCACAGATCATGTCTTGGAAAGTAGGCGTTGGCTCTGTTGATTCAATCACTACTGCAACTGCAACATTGGAAATCACAACCAATGCCGCAGGAGTTGGTATTGTTGAATCACTTGCCGCTTAAAGAATTGCCGTAAATGGCAACACGCGCACCTACTCGGGTCAGTTCGCATCCTTCGCGGGGTGCGGCTGATTCGAGCAAGGGCAATAACTCTCCCCGCGAAAGGATTACTAAAATGTTTGATATCTCAGAACTAGCAGTTAAAGACACAGCCATCGTTGAATTGGAAACAGTTGAAGGCGATGCGTTGCTCGATGTAAATGGAAATCAACTTTCCATCACAGTTTACGGACCAGGCTCTAAAGCATTTCAGAAGGCACAAAGCATCCGCAATCGTGCGATTCTTGAGTATGTGAAGAAGGGTGGCAAGAAGATGAAAGAAGGCGAACAGCGCGAGCTTGATGCTGAGTTCTTATCTGCTTGCACAGTCAGCTTCAATGGCTTTGGCTACAAAGACTTCACAGGCATCGAGATGTTTAAAGCGGCTTATCTTGATTCAGCAATCGGCTTCATTACTGAGCAAGTAAATAAAGCCGTTGGTGATTGGGCAAATTTTACTCAGGCATCATCGAAGACCTAACTCTGTATGCGAGACAACTGGCTTGGTTCAAAGCAATCCCAGTTGTCAAGCAAGAGAAATCGGTTGCATCAGGCGATAAGCAAGCTGAGTTAACACGCGCTGAGAAGATTCAAAAAAATGGCGGGAAGCCATTGATGCCTGATGTTGGTGATGCAGAATATGTGATAACCTACTGGCAAGATTTGGGTATGGTTGAGATGGGCGCGATGGGTCCAGTACCATTGTCTGCAAGAGAAATAATATCGTGGCAACAATGCACAGGCGTTGATCTTACGGCTTGGGAATATAGAGCGATCAAACAAATGTCACAGGCATATTTGATGCAATCTAAAGACAGCGAAAAGCCAGAGTGCGAGCCACCATTCGGTGATCCAGTAAATGAGTTCGATAGAACTATCGTCAGCAGAAAAGTAGGCAACGCCTTTCAAGCGTTCATTCAGGCAAAAAGGTAAGTCATGGCAACAACAGTCGGGCAACTAACAATCGAGATGGCGGCTAACATTGTTCGCCTCCAACAAGATTTGGATAAAGCCAAGAACTCTGTTTCCTCTGCGATGTCTTCAATACAGAAGTCAGCAAGTGTCGCGGCTTCTGCATTGGGTGCGATTGGAGTTGGCTTATCTGTTGCCGCATTTACTGGATGGATTAAAAGCGCGATTGATGCCGCTGACGAAACCAATAAGATGGCGCAGAAAATTGGTGTCGCTGTCAAAGATGTAGCAGGGCTTCAGCTCGCTTTTAGACAAGCGGGTATCGAGGGAGGCGCATTACAAACAAGCATGGGTAAGTTGTCTGTCGCTATTGCGAATGGCAATGATGCGCTTGTTGCAATGAACATCAATACTCGGAACACAGATGGCAGTCTTAAATCTACTCGCCAAGTTCTTGGTGAGGTTGCCGATAAATTCAAGTCATACGAAGATGGTGCATCTAAGACTGCGCTTGCAATCCAGTTGTTCGGCAAAGCGGGTGCTGAGTTAATCCCATTACTTAATGCGGGTTCAGATAGCTTAGACCAGTTTGATGAGATGGCTCGCAAGCTAGGTTTAACAATAACAGATGAGACAGCCGCAAGAGCCGAGAAGTTTAATGACACATTAGATTTGATGGGTCAAGGCTTCAAGGGTATTTCAATGCAAGTGATGGCTGAGTTGTTGCCTACGCTTGAAGGTCTTGCCGATCAATTCTTTTCATCAATGACAGAAGGTGATCGCTTAGAGCGTATTGCTAAAGGCTTGGCTATTGGACTCAAAGGTCTTTACATAGTTGTTGTCTTGGTTTATGAAGCCGTGGAGACAATGGTTGATACGCTATACACAGCGGGTCGACAAATCTATGCTGTGATGACAGGTGACTTTCAAGGTGCGATGAAGCTAGGCACAGATTACGCCAATCGCATGAAAACAAATTGGACTGGTGCATTAGAAGAAGTTGACAAAGCATGGAACGCTAACGGAAGCACAGCAGTTTCCACAATGACAGCTATATCTAAAGCGGTAAAAAAAGAAGCTCCTTATGTAAGTGATGCTTCAAAGAAACAAGCTGAAGAATTAAAGAAGCTCGAAGAAGCATATAAAAAGTTATTGACTAGCGTTGATGAAAAGATTGCAACCAACAAAGCTGAAGTTGATGCATCTGAAAAATTAACTGAGTCACAAAAGCTAGAGATCAAATACACAAATGATATTGAATCAGGAACTCTGAAGCTCACCAAGGCACAGCAAGATAATTTATTTGCAAAGCTAAAAGTATTGAAGGCAACAGAAGATGCGATAGCTGTTGCAAAGCTCGAGAAAGAAATTCTTGATGAGTCTGCAAAATCTAATTACGCTGTCTATGAAACAATCCTAAAAAAGAATAAAGCAATTGAAGATGAAGTTACAAAACAGAAAGAAGCTAATGCGGCAATTTTCTTAGGTGCTGAAGCAGTTGCAAAATTAGATGTTGAAAAAACTTATGAGTTGGCTACAACTGCAAAGCTAAACGCAGAACTCGCAGAAGAAGCGTTCTTGAGTGAAGGCGTAGTCAATGGTTACAAAGATCAAGCCAAAGCATTAACTGAATTGGCTAGTTCCAAAGATAAAGCAATTGGTCTTAAAGCCGCGAAGGATGCACAAGATGCATGGGATAAAGCGGCAACATCCATCACAGAAGGATTGACTGATGCGCTGATGCGTGGCTTTGAATCAGGCAAAGGATTCGTGGACAACATCTTGAGCTTCATTAAAAACAAGTTTAAGACTACTGTCGCTGAGTTCATCATTCGCCCGATCATGTCGCCAATCGGCAATGCGTTTGCATCAATGATGCCGACAGCCGCAGGAGCGACAAGTGGTGGTGGCGGAATGATGAGTTCCGCATTCGGAGCAATGGGAACTGCGGGTTCAATGTTCGGCACAGGATTCGGTGCGACCATGAGTGGCGCAGGATTCATGGACATGATGGGTGCTTCATCTGCAATGATGGGCAATGGAAGCATGATGAGTGGCATGGCTATGGGTGCGGGTGCAGTCATGCCTTATGTCCTAGCGGCGGCGGCTCTTGTCTCTCTGATCAAATCAATGGATGACTCAGGCACTATGCACACAGGTGGCGCGGCAACAGCAAGCGCGGCAGGAGCGAAGGCAACAACAGGCTCAGAGTTGAATTTCGTTGTTGATACAAATAAAGAAATGCAATCAAGTATTGTCACGATGGCGGGAAGCATCTCCAATACTTTGAACGGATTACAACGCGCATTCGGGAAAGCGGAAGAAGTAGTTGTTGGTCTTGGATTCGCAGATGACTCAAGCGCAGATGGTGCTTGGGGTGCATTGAAGATTCTTGCAAGCGGTAAGACTCTGGTTGATTGGGCAAGCGGTGTCGACAGATGGCCAGGCTTTGAGTTCTCCGATGGTGAGGCAGGACTCGCAGAATTCACAGCAAAGATCGCCACAGATGTGAAGGGCATGATAAGCACACTAGGCTTGCCTGAGTGGGCTTTGGCAATCACAAACAATCTCCAAGAAGGCGCGACACTTGAAGAAGTGCTGACGGCCTTACAGCAAGTTGCCGCGATTAAGACTCAACTGGTTGAAGCGGGTAATGCTTTGACATTGATGGGTGGTCCATTTGAAGCTCTTGCCTTGAGTGGCGAAGCGGCTGTTCTTGCTGTTTCAGGATTGGTTGGCGGTATTGACCAACTGATTGCCAAGGCTCAAGGCTTCATGGCTAACTATTACACAGAGCAAGAGCAAGCGGGTGTGATCGCTTCGTCTTTGGTTCAGGCTTTGACAAAAGCGGGATTCACGGAACAACAGATCGCGGCATTGCAACAACGCCAAGACTTCAGAGACTTGCTTGAAAGCATTGATCTCAGCACAACTCTTGGTCAAGAACAGTTTGCATCCTTGCTTAACTTGCAAGCGCAATTCGCTGATGTGCAGACTTACCTTGATGCACAGAACTTAACGCTTCAAGAGTTAGCTCTTGCCGCACCACAGGTCGCATTGCTTCAGCTTATCGCTGATAATGATTTAACCTCGACAGAGAAGGCGGTTACTCAAGCGCAGGAAAGCATTGATAAGCTGACTAGCGTTGATACAGGCATTGCTAAGTCAAATGAATTATTGGTGACTTTAGATAGCACAATGAAAACAGGTTTAACAAATATTGCTAATGCAACAGATCGCGCAATGGACTTGGCTAACTCTGCAATCGCCAATGCTAATGCTTCAGCGGCTCAAGCAATAGCAATTGCACAATCAATGTCACAGCAAGAGATTCCAGTATTTGCGAATGGCGGTGCTTATAACGGAGGCATGGCTCTTGTCGGTGAGAATGGTCCAGAGCTTATTGACTTCAACAGAAGCGGAACTGTCTACACATCAAACCAAACAGCAAGCATGATTGGCGGTGAGGTGGCGGGTGAGATTAGGGCTTTGCGTGAGGAAGTTTCCTTGCTAAGATATGAAGCAAGATCAACAGCAGTAAGCTCGGCAAAGATTGCTAGGTTGCAGGATAACTGGGATGTTCGCGGTCTTACTGTCAGAACAGATGTTGATCAACCTTTGGATACAGTAACAGTATGAAAGTCATAAAGCCAGTTACAGTTACTCCCGCAATGATTCTTGCGAGCAATGCGACACAGCTATATCCTAATTGGGCTATTGGTACATCTTACTCAAAAGATGCGATTGTTGATTACCTAACGCATTACTACATCAGCTTAACAAATACCAATGTAGGAAACAATCCTGCGACAGATACAGTCAATTGGGCATTTGTGGGTCCAGACAATCTTCACGCAATGTTTGATGGGCAGATAAGCACCGAGACAACTAAGGCAACTTCACCATTGACAGTTACGATAGGCGCGGGAATTGTAAACAGCGTCGCTTTGCTTGGTCTTACTGGTCAATCGGTAACTATCGTTATGCGAGATGGCGGGGCAAGTCCTCCAGTTTATTCAAGGACAATTGACTTAGAAGGCTCAATCATTCTTGATTGGTATATGTACTTCTTCGAGCCATTTGAACAATTGTCTGAAGTGGTGTTAACTGACTTACCTCCATATTCAGCAGGTCAGATAACAATGACTCTATCTTCTGGCGGCAATGTTGCCATCGGTGAAATGCTTGTCGGTACTGTTTACGCTTTGGGTGAGATGGCTCTTGAGCATGGAACTACAATCGGCATCATTGATTACAGCCGCAAAGATACAGACCCCGATACTGGATTGACAACATTCGTTCAGCGAGCTTATAGTAAGCGAATGAGTGGACAGTTCTTGATTGAGAATGGAAGCATCAGCGGAGTGCAGAAAATTCTATCTAGCATTCGTTCTATTCCTAGCGTGTTCATTGGTTCTGAAGATACTGATTATTCAGCATTGATTGTTTATGGTTTCTATCGAGACTTCAGCATTGACATTGCGTACCCTACGCATAGTTTCTGTCGCATTGAAGTTGAAGGTTTGATTTGATAAAGGAAATTTGAAATGGCTCTTACACCTCTGCCAACGCCACCAAGTCGTGATGACCCCGCAAACTTCGCGGCTCGCGGTGATGCCTTCTTAGGCGCATTGCCAACATTCGCCTCTGAGCTAAATGCTGAATTGCCAACAATCAATGAGGCTATTCCTGCATCTGAGATTGCTGTTGCATTGGTGAACTACAAAGGTGATTACAGCGCATCAACAACTTATCTTGTTGGTCAGTCTGTAACTTATAACGATGTTCGTTTCCTTTCTAAGAAAACAAATCTAAACATCACTCCAGTAGACGGAGCTGATTGGTATGAGTTAGCGGCAGGAGCAGAGACAGTTGTTCGTAGCATCCTTAATCAATCATCTGCAATCACTTTATTAGCAAGTGATGGGGGTGGATATTTATTGGTCAGCGGAACGACAGAAATAAATTTAAATCTACCCAATGCAACAACTCTGATCGGCAGAACATTTGTAATCAAGAACATTGGGAACTTCCCGATGTTTGTTCAGAACTCAGCGGGAACATTCCTTTTTGTTTTGAATGGAAATGAAAGCTGTGCTATTTGGGCATCTGATATTTCTACATCCGCAGGAGAGTGGACTATCCAAGATTTGACTGCGCCATACGGGAGTAATTTTTTGAATTTTGGTCCAACTACGGGTACTGGTGCAAGTTCTTTGCAACCTATTGCAAGATTAAGTTCCTCAAAGGTGATTGTATTTTTTAATCAAACTGTTGATGTATCAAATAAAATTTATGGAGTTGTTGTCACTAATACAGGCGGCACAATAACATTCGGCTCTCCTCAATTGATTACATCAATTGACGGAACTGGAACTGCCGCAGTTGGATTGTCTAGTACATCCGCAATCGTAAGTTGGAGAACAACTAACGGATCAGCATGGATGGCGTGTGCATTATCTTTATCAGGGGACACAATTACAGCAGGAACTCCAATCACAATAGCTTCCTCCATCTCAGACAAAATTAAGTTTAGCTTCTTGACATCAACTACGGCTGTCATTGCGGGATATACAACTACATCTCAATTATCAGCAGGAGTTTGCACAGTATCAGGCACTACATTGACTTGCGGAACATTGGTTGACATTGGCACACCACAAGTTGTTAATTCTTTAGTTGGGTATGGGTTGTGTTCATTAAGTGCAACTCTTTGCTTGAGCCATGCGGCGGGAGGAGGTGGAAATAATGGTCATGCTAGAACGCTAACTATCTCTGGAACAACCATTACTGCAAATGCAACAGTATCAAGTGCAATAGCTAGTGGCAATCCATTCTCATCTTTATCTGCTCAATCAGCAACAAGTGCTACATTAGCTTATTATGATTCTGGAAATCTTAACTTTTGTTTGAGAAGAATAACAGTATCAGGAACAACACCAACATTTCAAACTCCACAGACTGTTGTGAGCAATGCTTATTTTTCAGGAAATGGTATTCAGCAATGTTATGTAATGCACAAAGATGCAAATAGTGGATATGCATATGGACAAGTTGCATCAACAGATGGAGATAGGATTTGGGGATTTACCCTATCAGCTAACACATACACTATCGGTTCAGCAATAAGCCCATCATCAGGCTCATCAACCAATACCGCTTGGAGAGCTTTAGAGAATTTTTCAGTTCCTACTGTTGGCGGTGAATCAACAACATACACAGCTTATTTCACTCCACTACAACAAGTCAATATTCAGAGTTTATCTTTAAGCGGAACAACTGCATCAGCATCAACAAGAGTTGGAGTTGCAAATAGATTACTTGGTGCAGTTGAATCACCAAGCGGAATCACATCTATCTCTGCAAATAGGGCTATCGTTTTAACAGCAAAACAAACAAATGCTGTAACAATTTCTTTGTTTGCAAATCTTGTTGATTACTCAACAGCAACACCGACTCTTGTTTCAACAATATTATTGTCATCAAGTTTTGCAAGCACTGGCGGATATTCTTCCGTTAGCTTGAGTGCAACGCAATGCTTACTCTCATACACAACAGGAGCTAACAATGATTTATATTCTGTGATTTTGACAATCACAGGAGATACTCTTGCGCTTGGTACGGAAGTTTTAGTTACAAGCGGTAATGCGAGTGGGGCTAATATGTATCATTCCCTTGCAAAGCTAACTGCTACTTCTGTATTCCTTACATTTTCTTTAAATAACACCATACTAGCTAGAGCTGTTGTTCTAAGCATTTCAGGAACAACAATCACAGTTGGTACTGCAGTAAGTTTTACTGCCACCAGTTCACAAGGAAGGTCGGATTGTATTGCTCTTGATTCAACAAATGTAGTTGTTGCGTATTACACGAACTCAGACTACATTGCATATTGCACAGTATCAGGATCAACAATCACAATTGTTCAAAATTTTAGATCAAACATAGGGGATACAAGAGTTAAATTAACATCTTTATCTAGTACAAAATTTATATTATCAGGGGGAGATTCAACAAGTGGTGGATATATGTACGCTAGAGTTGGAGAATTATCTAGTGGATCAATCAACCTATATGCAATGGGAAGATATCCAACAAGATATGGCGCATGGCAATTCATTGCTACATCTTCTAATCGCGGAATAGCTTATGACGATCAAAGTAATGTCGCAATGAATTTCACAGTTGATGCATCTAATGTCATTCGCATAGGTAAGACTGCAAATATCTATACTCCTTATAACGCTTCCCTATTGCAAACAAATGCTGTGTCACCAAACGGATACGAAATCGCAACTCTTGGATACACTAATCAGGTTTATACAAATCAAATCTATGGCTCTGGAGCAATTAAATGATTAGGAAAAATACTAACTTTGGGCATCTATCTTTTGATGATGCCCAAAAAGAAATTAGAAAAATTAGAGATGCTTTGTTGGTTCAAGATATTGATTCAATGAATCCTATGCGATGGGAATTACTGACTCCTGAAAAGCAAGAAGAATTTAGAGCTTACCGAAAGAGCTTGCTTGATATGCCAGACACCATGTCAACATTCTTTGAAGTTGTATGGCCTGAAAAGCCATAAGGATAAATCATGGAGCCAGTAGACATTGATCCAGTTAAGTACGGAGTCCTTTGGGAACGAGTGCAGAACATGGATAAGAAGATGGACAAGATGGAAGCTCAGATTGCAGAACTGCTCGAGCTTGCCAACAAATCTAAGGGCGGTTTCTGGATGGGCATGACAATAGCGTCAGGCGTTGGAGGCTTTGTGAGTTGGGCAGTAAGTCACATTAAGTCATGAAAGATTGGGCTGTCGCTATTACTGCGGCAGTCCTTTTAGTCATCACGATTCTGTGGTGCATCTTAATTTTTATTTGGTACTGGTCGTGAGTTTACTTGCGTTTGTAATACTCGCGTCCATAGAATATCGCTGTGTCCGATGGACATGGATTGGTGATGTTTATAACCGCAGAGTAATTTGCCTTGAGTGGAAGAAGGTAGAACGGAAATGATTGATCCGCTAACAGCCCTAGCAGGAATACAGTCGGCCATCTCAATGGTCAAGAAGGCTAGTGCGGTCGCTAACGATCTTGGGTCTTTAGCCCCAATGATTGGGAAGTTATTTGACGCTAAGTCAACCGCCACTAAAGCCCTGATTGAAACGAAGAAGGGCAAAGGTTCCAATATGGGAACTGCGCTTCAGATAGAGATGGCTTTGGAACAAGCTCGAGCATTTGAGGAAGAATTGAAAATGCTCTTTATGACCACAGGCAAGATTGATGTGTGGAATAAAATTAAAGCTCGGCAAGATCAGATGGACATTGATGATGCTAGAGAGCTTCGCGCATTAGAGAGAGCAGAGAAGAAAGCCAAAGAAAAAGAAGCAGAGTTAAATGAGTTGGCTGTGATTCTTGGAGTCTCTGCGTTTGTTCTGTTCTTAGTGGTGATTGGTATCTATGAGTTGATGGAGTTCTGTCAGCAAACAAGAAGGTGCGGTCGGTGAATGAATATCAAAAGACATTTGATGTGTGCATAAAAATCTTTGTCTATGGTTGCGTGGCTCTTTATTTTTTAGGCTTTCTTAAATTCTTGCCTGATGATTTGTCGGATAGGATTGTTAATCTGTTGCTTGGAAAGGTTGGTCTTGGCAAATGAAAATCTCAGCTTATCAACAAAACGCTAAGATGCAATGGGAAGTTCAGAGACTTACCCATCAGCAGAACATGGAATATCTAGCGAAGCTGAACCGACAAGCTGACCAACAGCAAAAGGTTCAAGAGATCAAATCACATTGGGTCAAGGTCAATCAAGTGGATGTAATGGCATGAGATATATTCTGCTTCTGCTTTTACTTACTGGATGCAAAGATGTTTACCGCTATCCATGTCAGAACCCTGATAACTTTATCTTGCCTGAATGTCAGAAGCCGAAGTGCTTGTTCACTCAGCAATGTCCTGAATACTTAGTCGCCCCAATCTTGGAGAAGAAAGTTAATGAACAGCAATCAGAAGCCAAAGCTAACAACTGAAGAATTTGAAGTTCGAGTCTGGGGCTTTGTGGTCATGGTGGTCACTTGCATCTTGTGCGTCATTGTCATTGCGCTTTTGTATTCTGTGACCTTCGTGACACAGCCAATCAAGAGCATGGCTCCAATTGACCAAGCCTATACCAAGATGCTGAACGACATTGTTCTGCTGATCGTTGGCGGCATCGGTGGGGTAATGACCAAGAGGGCGGCAGGGGCGGCTAATAGGGCGTTTAATCCTACGCAACCATCCCAACCTATGTGTCAGCCATTCCAAGGGCAAGGAGGCGGTTTTAACCAACCTTACAATTCTGGCTTCAGCCAAGCCTATAACCCGCCTTCGGCTTATGGAGGCTTACCAAGTCAGCCATTCGGTGCTATGCCAGTATTCGTGAATCCGCAACTGGATGAAAACTGGACACCGCCACCGCCACCAGATACCCCGCCTGAACATTTGGAATCAGATGCAGATCGGGAAGTTATCGCTCTAGCAAGAACCGAGGCTGACTAATGTTTCCAATTCCATTGCCTTGGCTTATCGTCGGAGTGATTGTTTCCTTGTTCGGAACTTATCAAGTTGGCCATCATTACGGATGGCTTGAGCGTGACAATGACATGAAGATTGCCATCGCAAAAAAGAACGAGGAATCTAGGGCGACTGAGCAGAAGCTCGGTGAACAGATAAACACTAACGCAACTAAATTATTGGAGGCAAACAATGTCCTTAATCAAAAGCAATCTGCTCTTGATCGCGCTATTCGTTCTGGCAGGGTGCGCCTCCCAACCGCAAGTTGTCAGCAAGCCGCCTCAAGTCCCGCCATTGCCACCGCAGATAGCAAAGAAACAGGAAGCCAACCTGACGGACAGACTGACACAGCTTCTAATGCCGAGCGAGAAACCCTTATCGCCATCGCAGAAATAGTCGCGCAGGGTGACAGGAATACTTTGCAACTGAACTCTTGCATCGATGCTTACAATGAAGTTAGGAATCTTTTAAATGGTAAGTCCTGAACAATTACGCCAACTGAAGATTGAACCATCGTTGGCTGACCCATTCAATGAAACATTTGAACGCTTCGGAATTCTGTCGCCAATTCAGCAAGCCGCTTGGCTCGGACAATGTGGTCATGAGTGCAACAACTTCAGAGTGCTTGAGGAGAATCTGAACTATCGTGCGGCAACTTTGCTGAAGCTCTTTCCATTGACAGCAAAACGCGCTTGGGGTTTCACGCCTGAGTCAGCCGCGCAGTATGAACGTCAGCCAGTTAAGATTGCTAATCGCATTTACGGCTCGCGTATGGGCAACAGGGATGAGGCATCAGGGGATGGGTTCTTGTACCGAGGCTCAGGATTTTTACAATTAACTGGCGCGGCAAATTTTTTTCATGCAGGAAAAGCGTTAGGCGAAGACTTCGTTCGCAATCCTGATTTGGTTCGGACAGCAAAGTATGCGAGCCTCACCGCAGGATGGTTCTGGCAGACTCACAACTTGAATCAGTATGCCGACAAAGAAGATTGGCTCATGCTGACAAAGCGAATCAATGGCGGCACGATTGGATTAGAGGACAGGAAGATTCATATTAACCATGCTATTCATGTACTTGCTAATTGATATCTTAACTCGCCACTCTCTTTCATTGCGACCTGAGTTTGACTTGACTGTCCTACCAGTAAGCTCAATAAGGTCACGCGCCTTCATCTCATTCAGCCGCCTAGATACTTGACTGCCATCGAGTTTTGTATGCGCGGCGATCCCATCCTTTCCAAGCGCGCCATGCTGTGCGAGACACGCCAAGATAATATCGTGGTGCTGTGGGGCTATATCCTTGATTGAATCAGCCGCCTCAAAGGAAGTTACTGGGTCTGTACTTCTGACTCTTGGGAACTCTGGAAATATCTTGTCAAACATTTTTCGGTAATCCATGATCTTGTCCTTTAAGGTAAGGGTACTGACTTTCAAGTTTTCCCCTAGTTAATTTAATTATCAGAACGGAACATCTGCATCTTCATCTTGCGGGAAGCCATCATTCTCTTTCGGCTTTGGTGGGTTCAGATAAGCCCAACCATTCCAACCGCCATCGACAAGCGGAGTGCTATCCAGTTTTAGCATTGGTCCATTCTTTGTATCGATCACAGAGCCGATGCGCTGATAACGATTCTTACTTTCACCATTCTTATTGACATACTTTCCATTGGTGACGGAAACTTCGTAAATTGTTTTAGACATTTGCTTCTTTCTTTAAGTTAAAAAATTCATGTTGTTCGCTGATCTCGCGAATTACTTTTTCGTAATACTCTCTCGCGGCATCAACTTTAAATTTGATCTTGTCTTCTAATGCCTGATCTCGTTTGTAGTGAACAAGCGTCACACGCAAGTCAGGAATAATGTGAGACACATCATGCAGACTTTGATCTTCCCATCCGATAAGATCATCTGGAGTATCAACCAAGCAGTAAGCAATGCTGAACTCAGGCACATCCCAAAGCATCATGTATGCGCGACCTTGCCATTCGTATCTGATCTCCTCACCTAGTGATGGCAGGGCGGGGAATGTAGCAAGGCTCCAACTGGATTTGATATCAATGATTCTGTTGTCTCCAACGATATCGCACTCACCAGTTATCCAATCATTGTTCTTGCGTTCCTCATTCTTGACATAGCCTGTATTCAAGACAGCGTTAAGCAAGTCAATCGAATCATTCTCAACTCGAGTTCCCTTGCTCATGTATTTGTTTGATATGCGCTCGTCATATCCGTAAACAAACTCCTTGGCCATCTTGATGATCGCAGTCTTTGCACCAACCGAAAGCGTATCGCCTTTGGTCTTTGGCTCTGTCATGATGTCAGCCAGACTTGAAGCCCTGAACCTTTTGATTTTCATTTGGCTTCCAATCTTGTTTTGACTTCATTCTTTTTGGCAATGACTTTCCCTTGCCACTCTTTGCTGTGAGCAGAATCGTGATACGCATTAGCAAATGCTCTACGCAATTCATCCTCTGATGTGCAAGCATCGATGGCAAGCAAGTGGTCGTGCATCTGACTCTCATTGATCTCAGGCTTCTTGATAACCTTCGTTACATTGCTTGTCTTTGATGCAGAGTTTCCGTCGTCGTCTTCTGGCGCGATGCCGCAAGCTGACATGAGGCTATATCTCCGAGCGTAAGTCAACGCGCTACCATAACCTTGCGCGTCATGCTTCACCGCAGGGATGTGCAACTTGCCGCAGTTGAAGCTCTCACCAGACTCATGCAAGAAGATGGTTTCCACAATCACCCCATCATTACACTCGCTTAGTTGCTGAACCAAAGCTATTCCATTGGCATTCAATCCCTCTATAACGGCCTCAACGCAAGCGGACAGGTCAGCATAGCGGGATTTGAAATGCGGGTTTGTAGAGGTTTTGAGCGCAGGACCAAAAGCCTTCTGTGCTTTGACCAACGCTGTCGCGATTTGTTTCATTGTGTTACCTTTTCAATTTGTTTAGCCATCAACCATTTATTCCCGAGCTGTCTTACAGATCGAACCCATTGCCGTTGATAAGAACGGATAGTCTCAGGAGGCGCATCGTAAGTTGCAAAGATTCGTCTGACATGAGTTAAGAATTTGATGTTCATTGTTATCCCCTCCAAGCCAACATCACACCAATCCCACCGAACACAATCACGCATCCGATGAAACACAAAAAGTCGATTGTTTTTTCTTTCATGATTTTTCCTTTCAATTCTTAACACCAACCCAAACCCAAGTTCACAGGAGTGGTTTCATAGATACTCACAAATTTGCGAGTTGCACTATCCAACTTTGCAGAAGCATCCTTGGCTTGAGCTTCAGTTGAGTAATCTAGCTTTTCATTTAACTGAGCTTTCATGTTGGTTCTGATGTACTTGATAGTCAACATTAAGTCTCTGCGAGTTGCATCTTTTTTTGTTGCATAAAGATCATCCCAAACTTTATCTTGATTGATTGAAAGACTCCAATATGATTTGCCTGATTTCATTTTGAATCCTTTGATTAACCGAAGAACTTTTTAGCATCGCCCATAAAGACGCGATAGGCGTTCATGGTCGCTTGCGTTTGAGCCATTGGGTTCTCTTTGATGAACTGCAAGAGTTCTAAAAGTCCCATGCCAAGAAACTCGGCATCTTTGTTCAGTTGTTTGATTGCTGTTTGAATCGTCATTTTTAATCCCCTTTAAGGTACTTAGTAAGACCCCGAACAATTCGAGGCATGGTGAATTATAAGCTAAGTTATCAGGATAAATCACCTAGATCAAATTATTTTCTAAGTGATTACCCTTATACCAATCAAGCTATCAATATGCTCTCAGCTTCTGACTTCATGCGATTGCCATTACCGAACCAAGCATTGTTCATTCGGCTATCGACATTGTGTCCCTTGTTGTGATCGATGTATTCAGTCACAGCATTAAGCAATCCCCATCGAGTCCCATTCGCGCCATCGATTGTTGAACCCATACCCTTGCCTTCAAATAGTTCAAGGACTTTGTTGTATCCGCGAGAAGGTTTGAATGTTGCTGACTTCACATCGAAGTTTGCAGGGAATAAATTGTTCAGGAATTCTTTGACATAAGAAACGCTGACTTGCTGTCTCGCTAAGTAACGATACTTATCCATCATTCCATCGAATCCACTTACTACCAATCCGAGCTTATCGCGCATCAGACTTGCATCGAACTCTCTGCCATGCGTGATGTTGAATCGGCTCGGTGCAGTCTCATTGTCAGCCGCAGATAGCGTGTTATTGCAGACAACTCTGACGCTAGTGAACTGACCAATGGTCGCTGTCGAGCCATCAAAGCTAGTCGATAAAAGTAAGTATCCTTTCACCGCATCATCACCAAGAACGCAAGCCTCCTTATTTGTGTTCGCTAACGCCCAGATTCTTTTCCCTCCTTTGATAGAACCCGCGACTTCCATTTTGAATCCTGCGCTTTGCATCAGAACATTAAAGAAGTCCAGTACATCCTTGGGCTGATGCAACTTGTATCGATCAGTCACCAATCCCAATGGTGCAAGAGTGTCATCACGATAAACAACATTCTGTCTTTGTACTTCTTTGATATCGCCAAAGTTATCTGGCTTATAAAGAACCTTCGCGACCTTCGCTTGCCAATCAAGTCCTGACATCTTTGCCCATGTCTCGATATCCGCATCTGGGTTTAGTTGCTGACCAAGACCATGCCAAGGTTTCTGTCCGACATAAGCGATCTCAGCCATGCCTGTCATTTCGTTTGTTTCGATTAAGTGAGCCATGATTTCCCTTTCAGTTGTAAGAATTAAATTGATCGCAGATTTCCTGCGTCAGCATGAGCGCGTCTTCGAGTGCATCCAGTTGCAAGCCACAGTCTTTGTATCCATCTGCAATCGACTTGTAATATCCGTGGGTCGGTGAGCCATAGTCAATTGAGTTCATGTAGTAAGCAATGGCAGGAACTGGCGAACCTTTCTGTTTGTGAACCATGAATGTGTCACGCTCATAAACGCTTGGCCATCCTTCGTACCTATCGAGGGCGGCTAAACAGGCGTCTGTGATTCGCCAGAGTCCAACCAATACCTCTGAGCCACGATCAGATTCAATGTCTGCAACGCCCCTAAAAACGAGCCTGTGGTTCTTGAGCTTTCCTGTGCCAACAAAGACAGCTTTCGGACAACGCACCGCCATCTGTGCATGGTTGAGGTTGCTTCCGTATGCGGCATAAATATAAGTCTTCATGTTTAATCCAATGTAATAGCGATAACAAATTCGTGGTCGATAAGGTCTTCTAGGAATGCATCGTAGTTATCGGTTCTGATAAACGATGCATTGTCTAGGTGGCATCGATGTGCAACAGCATCCATAAACTCGGCAAGGTTCTTCTCCTTGTTCATCGATGTGTGTCGCATCTTCTCTGCAAATTCCTTGGCATCGGAGGCGAGGACAAAGCCCCCTCCTGAAAATAAGTAAGCTGTCTTGCTGATCATGCTGTCACCTCTTTAGAAAATTTAACTGCGCGCTTCTTGTAGAACTTCGCTGTGTAGTTACCGATGTGGCCTCTGCGAACCATTCCTGCCAACATTGTGTCGAGGGCTTCTTTGGCTGTCGTCACTTGCGTGAAGTTCTTGATTGCGACATGGTCTTGCGCGTCTTTGACCATTGCGAATGTCAAGCGGATGTACTGTTCAACCTTGTCGGCTTCAACTGTTCCCGCATGATTGCGGAACTCAACTGAACCCATGCGGAAGAAAGACTGCAAGTTCAGCTTGTAGTAGCGATTGCTTCCGTAAGCTGTCGACAATTGCTGAACTGTTGTGCAACGATCGATCTTAGCGAATGTCTCTGCAACTGTATTCATCACGATGCTTTTGCAAAAGCGATTGTTGTTGGCGCGACGGCTCGTTGGCTGAACGCTGTCGAGTGCGAGTTCAAATTTAACAAAACGCTTGAACAAATTACGGAACTCTTGGATGCCCCAGTTCTTTGCATTGTGGTGAATGTGGAAACCGCAAGACTGGTTGACCTTAGCACCGATCGCTACCAAGACTTCGCAAACCTTGCGAGCTTCTGCGATTCCTGCCTCGCCTTCCAAGATTGGGCTGACAACTTCGAAGCCGTTGACTCCGTTGATCGAACCATCAGTCTTGATTTGCCAGAGTGCATAGTTGCTACCAGAGTAGCCAGAGGTGATCGCGTTGACACCTGCATTGACCAATGCTTGAGCCACTTGGATTTGTGTAGCGTTGAAGCACTCGAGTTCGATTCCAAATTTGCCTGTTACCATTTTCATTCTCCTTGAGAGGGTTTAAAAGACCGCGTTTTGTTTGCGGCATAGGTGAATTGTAAGGCAACTTATCAAATAAATAGTCCGAATATAAAAATAAATGTAGGTGATTACCCTAGTTCCCTATGAAGATGGCTTAAAAAACTGTTGCTTTTTCGCTAATCCGCCTTAAAATTACTGCATGAAAACACAAACCGCAATCGAAAAAGCAGGCTCTATCAAGCAACTCGCTGAGTTACTAGGTATCAGCCGACCCGCGATCTCCCAATGGGGCGAAGATGTTCCAACTATGAGAGTCTTTCAACTGAAGGCAATCAGACCTGATTGGTTTATCAATGAAGCCGCCTGAGAAAATTAGAAGTCCATTTGATTGGGATACTGGTGAGCCGACCTTTGCAATTGAGATGCAAAGATATAAGCCAACTGTCTCATCGAATGGGAAAGAGAGTCAGAAAAAAAACGGACTGCCTGTCATGGAAAAGATCATGATCATGCGCGAGTCAATCATCATCAATAAAAAAAACGGATTGCAGAATAAAAAGATTTAGCCGATACTTGTTTTGAAACACGGCTAGGGTTGGCTTGATCACCAATCCGAAAAGGGTTCCCACTTTTCCCCTGCCGAGGTTTCTTTGTTCTAAGTGGATTTTATAAAGTGGCTTATGCATTACTATCAATTCAACATTGGTGACTATCAAAGTCACACATCACATTTGTCCGACATAGAGGACTTGGCTTATCGAAGAATGCTCGATTGGTCTTACCTACATGAGAAACCTTTGCCGCTTGAGGCAGAAGAAATTGCAAGGCAGATTAGGATGCGATCGCATAGCGACAGCATAGCAATCGTATTGCAAGAGTATTTCGAGCGCAGACAAGATGGATGGATTCACTTGCGGGTTATCCAAGAACTGCAAAAGGTCGGTATCAAATCAGAGAAGGCGAGTGCTAGTGCCAAAGCCAGATGGGGCAAGAAAGATGCGGATGCAATGCGGTCGCATAGCGAAGGCAATGCTACACATAACACACTACACATAACACAAGACACAATACAAAAGAAACAAAAGAAGGCGGCTGTCAAACCTGAAGGTTTTCCAGTTGAATTGTGGGATGACTTTTTAACCTTGCGTAATGGGCAAAAGAAGCCCCTCACAGAAACCGCATTGAAGGGGTTGGTACGCGAGGCAACAAAAGCAGGATGGACGCTTGAGCAAGCGATCTCGCATTGTTGCATGAAGGGATGGATTGGCTTTGATGCAAGTTGGGTTAAGGAAAAACTGAGCAATGCTGAACAACGGCAAAGCACAATGTCTCAATTGACCCGAGGCTTATCGACACCGAAACCTTTTTGGCAGAAACCTAGTGAAACATTGGAGGTGAATGATGGACAACGACCAAGACTTCTGTGACCCAGACTCTGGGTTTGATTACATTTTTTCTGTGATGAACGCAATTTATGGTTCGCGCTTTGAAAGCAATTGGCAGAATGTTGACCCGCTTATTGTTCGGCAAGTATGGAAGGAACAGCTTGGCAGATTCCTGACTTACAGACCGAGCCTTGATTACGCGATAAGCAGACTGAAGGGCGAGTTCCCGCCAAGTGCTATAACCTTTCGCGAATACTGCAATGCAGGACCGCAGATTCCTGTGAAGCAAGTTCCAGTTATCGAGAGACAGCCGACATTGCATGAACAGATTGAAGGTGCAAGGGTGAAGGCAGAGGCATTGGCAAAGCTCGAGCAACTTAAACGAGACATAAAGGCAAAGAATGAACTATCACCAAGCTCAAGCGATACTGACTGAAGTTAAGCATGGTGCAGATTACAGTCTTGTAATGATTAACACGGCACTCGAATTAACTGGTGACATTGATGGACAAGGAACATTTCAAAGACTGCGAAGCGCGAGAGTGGATATTGAGATTCAAGAAGCGGCAATTGGAAGAAGGTCTTGGGGAAGCAATCGAGTGGTGGCAAGGCATCTTGTCTGATATTGCCAAGCGCAGAGGACAAGAAGCCGCAGATGATTTGCGAAGAAGAATGAACATTCAAAGGACAATTCGGAAATGACTTTCATGACCACATTCCAAGTGTTCGGAACTCCGCAGGGAAAAGCTCGACCAAGATTTAAAACCTTTGGAAAGTTTGTGCAAACCTACACACCGCAGAAGACGCGAGCTTATGAAGATGAGATTGCCATCTATGCGCGTGAAGCAATGGGTAGCTCCCCGCCATTAGAAACGCCTGTAAGCGTCTATATCTACATCGCCATGCCTGTGCCAGTAAGTTACTCAAAGAAGCGCAGGGAAGCCTGTTTATCAAATGATGAGAAACCCATAAAGAAGCCTGATTCTGATAATGTTGCAAAGGCTTTTCTCGATTCAATGAACGGCATTGTCTATCTTGATGATTGCCAAGTAACTCAACTTTTCGTAAAAAAAACCTATGAATCTATCGCGAAGGTTCATGTCTTAGTTAAGGAAGATTTGGAATGAGCACACCATACAAAGCAATTGAGTTCATTGTTGCCAACGCGCCAAAGTTCGCGAAAGCAAAAAGTGATCGGATTTATTTAGAAGAATTCCGCAAGACTAAAAAAGCCTTGTTAATGAAAGAGGCGATGCAAGCAGGGTTTGATAGCGCGGTCAGTCAAGAGCGCGAAGCCTATGCACATCCTGATTATCAAGTCTTGTTAAGAGGCTTGGCAGAAGCAATTGAAATAGAGGAAACATTGAAGTGGCGAATGACAGCCGCAGAAATGAAGACTGAAGTCTGGCGAACAGAATCAGCGAATGCGCGAATGCAAATAAAGTCAACGGAGTAGTTGCCTTAATTGATAAGGTCGCTTACACTTAGGTCATGCCGATAGTTCTCGGTCTTTATTGGAGCAATCATGTCAGATATGCAATGGCAATTTGAAACGAAAACTGGTGAAGGCCAGTTTGAGATTACTGTTCATGTTTCTTATGAAGTAGATGAGCATGGGATTTATAACGACAACATTGACAAGATCACGCAAAAAGATTTTGATCTAACTGGAATATTCTGTGCAGATCAGTTAGCAGAGTTAGAGATGGAAGCATCAATGAAATTGCGCGATCATTATTTGGGACTTAAAAATTCAGACTTTGGATTGCTATGACTAAATTAAAAAAACTTTTATTCTTAGAACTCTGCGCCAGTTTCCATCTGTATAGGATGTGGGCTTCTGCTGAATGCGGAGATTTTGAGGAAGCAATGACTGAGCAGTTCATGTATCTTGAAAATTACCATGAACAACGCGCAATCATTTTCTCGCTATCAGCAACAGACTTTCACGCCTATGCTGATCTCTCTGACATAGCTGTTCATGGAACTTAAATGAGAAGTTGGCAAGATTTTATAATCGCTTATGTCTTTGTCTATCTTTGGTGCTTAGTGGTTGCATGGGATTTCAATCCCGCAGAATGGACAGAGACAATGCGAATGGTATGGATGATTCTTGGCTTCATTGTCTTTGCTATGGTTCGAAGTGAAAGAAAGAAGAATGAGCAATAAAGTTGTATTTACTTTTTTGTTTTTAATTCTTGCTGTTTACTGGTGGTGGGTGATTTGGTTGCTTTGGACAAACAAATAAATGCGTAAGATTACTAAGCGCAAAATTTGGGCATTGGTCAATCCAATTGAACACGCCATTACTGGTGCGGCTTTAGTTGATAGAACATCATTAAATAAATTGCGTCTGTCAGAATTAGCGGCATTGGATGCAATGATTCGCGGCAAGGGAACAGTAAGTGATTGGCGAACGCTTGTTGATGTGCTGAACCTTACTGAGATGATGGCTCGGCAGGGCATTGGTCCTGAAGCATTGGATTGTTGCGAGAAGGCGCAAGATGCCTTACACAAAGCGGCAATCAGATATCAGAACACAATGCGTATGGGATTAAACGGCATCGGCATTCAGGCAATTCGTGATTTGCTTGAGTACGCAGACCTTCAGCAACAAAGTATTCCTAGAAGCGAGTTTGAGAAGATGATTAAAAAGACTAAAGATCACATAAAGTCGCACAATGAAAGAGTTGTAGAGATTAAATGAAATTCCCAAAACACAAATATATAAGAAGCCTTACCTTATTGCGTAATGCGCGTGAAATCGCCTGTCAGCATTGCGGAACAGACGATGGCACAGTAGTAGCGGCACACACCAACTTCGGAGGCGGGAAGGGGCGTTCTATTAAGGCAGATGACAATTTAATAGCGAGCCTTTGCCATCGATGCCACATGGAAATTGACCAAGGAAGTAAGCTGTCTAAAGAGGAGCGTCAATTCATTTGGCAGAAAGCCCATCGCAAAACAGTTCAGCGTTTGGTCATGCTTCACCTTTGGCCTCACGATGTGCCAGTTCCTGATTTGCAAAAGTTCTATGAACAAGAATCAAAATAGGCTAAGATGCCTTATTAAATTTGTGAGGACTCATGGATAAAAAACTGATTATCAAATATAAAAAAACTTCTGAGCTAATCCCTTATGCAATGAACAGCCGCACTCACAATGAGCAACAAGTGGGGCAGATTGCGGCATCAATCAAAGCATTCGGTTTCACCAATCCAGTATTACTCGATGGAGACAACGGCATCATTGCGGGTCATGGTCGCGTGATGGCGGCACAGAAGCTCAACTTAGATCAAGTTCCTACAATTGAGTTGTCTCACTTTGATGAAAATCAGAAGCGAGCTTATGTCATCACAGATAATAAGTTGGCTTTGAACGCAGGATGGGACAGCGAGTTCTTGGCCTCAGAGATTCAGACTTTAGAGTTTGAAGAATTTGATCTGAGCCTACTGGGTTTCACAGTTGAGGACTTGGCTCGTCTTGCTGACGATCAGGACTTGGCGAAGATTCAAGCGATGGCTGATGTTGAAGATGAAGATGACTTAGATGATATTGATCAAAGCGATAAGGCAGATAAGCCGAAGCAAGAGTTATATCCTTTGTCAGTCATGCTAGATCATGATCAGCGAGAGGTTGTCTTTGCGGCTCTTAAGCAAGCAAAGAGAGATAAGCAACTGGAAAACAGCAGTCAAGCAATTTGGTTTATTTGTAAGGAGTACATAAATGAGTAAAGCGTTTTCAACATTTGAATTTAAGAACGGAAAGATAGCTGACTTGGACAGAAAATATCCGAGTTATTTATCTGCATTTGACTTTCACCTGACCATGCCTGATGGTGATACACACTATGTCTATTGCTACGAGGACACAGCGACCGTTCTTTATAACGATCTGCATTTCACTCTAAAGACTGGAATGTTCGGATGCTTTCCTGGTCGTGTCCGAATCTTAGGAGGGAAAGGCATTGTCGTAAGCCGACAAGGTTACATGGGATTGATGAGTATCGGTGGACCCGCAGAGAATGAAGGTCGCCTGAAGTACATTGATGGTTGCACAGATAGCTTATTGATTCCACCAATCATGCTTGGCGATCCTTGCTTGAATCTCTTGTACTTCCCGCCAGACATTGATCAGACAGCGCACACTCACCCGAGTGATCGAATTGGTATTGTCATGTCAGGAAAAGGAAAGTGCGTTGCATGGCAAGATGGCGTCGAAGAATCAATTGATCTGGTTGCAGGAATGATTTGGGTTATCCATACAGATGGAGTCCATAAGTTCCAAACACCATATGGAGAATCAATGCGCGTCTTGGCTTATCACCCTGATAGTGATTATGGACCAACGCACCAATTCCATCCGATGCTGAACCGCACAATCGTTGATGGCATCAGCGCGAATCAATTGCCAGAAATTCAGACAAAGTAACATGGCACGAATTCACAAGAAGGAAGTTGTTGAAGGTATCAATGTCTATGATGCGGCTATCGAGAGATTCCGCTATTTGTTTGATAACTTTGATAAGGTCGTCATTTCATTTAGTGGCGGCAAAGACTCGACAGTCTGTCTGAACCTTGCCATGCAAGTGGCGAAGGAAAAAAACAAATTACCGCTTGATGTTTATTTTTGGGATGAGGAAGCAATCCACCCAGAGACAATCGATTATGTTGAGCGTGTAAGGCAGAACCCCGACATTAAATTTAAGTGGCTATGCGTACCTATCAAGCACAGGAACGCTTGCTCAAGGTCTGAGCCTTATTGGTATTGTTGGGATGAGACAAAGAAGGATAAGTGGGTTCGCCCAATGCCTGACAATCCTGATGTAGTCAAAGAAGTTAAGGGCTTCAAGATGGGCGACACAGTTCCTGATGTTGCTCACTTTGTCTATGGTCCTGAACATGGGACTGTGGCTGATGTGCGTGGCATCAGGGCTGATGAGAGCTTGCGTCGTTACCGAAGCGTGGCGATGAAAACAAAGAACAACTGGATTGGCGCACCTCGAGTAGGACACAACTATCCAGTAAGCCCGATCTATGATTGGACAACCTTTGATGTTTGGACAGCACCAAGATTATTCGGATGGGACTATAACCACTCTTATGATCTGATGGCGATGGTTGGTCAGTTGCCAAGCGACCAAAGGGTCTGTCCACCATACGGAGAGGAGCCTCTGTCGGGTCTTTGGATATATAAGCAATGTTGGCCTGAGATGTGGCACAAGATGATTGGAAGGGTGCATGGCGCGGCAACAGCAGGGCGATATGCAATTACAGAACTCTACGGCTATGGGAAGCTCGAGTTACCGCAGGGAAAGACTTGGCGGCAATGGACTTATGATTTGCTTGAAATCTATCCAAAGCATCTGAGGGCGCAAGTCGCGGCAAACATCGCAGGGCTTATCGCTATTCACAAAAGCAAGACCAACAGACCGATACATGAAACAGAGACAGACATGGTCACTGGTCTGAGTTGGAAATTCCTTTGCATGATTGCTAATCGCGGTGATCTGAAACAAAGGCGCGTCAATCAAGTGACCGCAAATGCAAACCTCGCCCGAGACAAAGCGGGTATCACCTTAGAAGAATTGACGGAGCAAGATCATGATTCACGATACTGATAAGCAACCAATAAGCAGAGTTAAGTGGGTTGATCGCCAGACACTTAAACCCAATGACTACAATCCAAACAAGGTCGCACCGCCTGAGATGGAATTGCTTATCACCTCAATCCTTGAGGATGGATGGACACAGCCAATCGTTATCTTGCCAGACAGCACAATTGTTGATGGCTTCCATCGGTACACAGTAAGCGCAGATAAACGCCTGATGGCTCGATTTGGTGGCTTAGTGCCGACTGTAACTGTGGACATCGATCCAGTTCACAGGCAGATGAGTACCATTCGCCACAATCGTGCGCGAGGAACTCATGGCATCTTACCAATGGCGGCAATCGTCAGACACATTGTCAATGAAGGAGTCAGCAAGGAAGAAATCCAAGCGAGGCTCGGAATGGAAGATGAGGAAGTTGATCGCTTAGTTGATCGCGCAGGGATGCCGATACAGGCAGGGCGCAAACAAGAAGGCTTCGGTAATTCTTGGAAACCTAAAGCGTTTGAATAAAAGAGGGGGGGGGATATCCCCGCATAATCCCTAAAAAAATTCGGGGGTGCTTACTTAGAATATTTTTCCGAGGCTTGCGTTATGGAATATGTGGACTTCATTAAGCTAGATGATGATGAGAAGAACATCGATAAGCGGCTTCGTAATTGGGCGATCTGGGTAAGACCTAAGCGAGGCTTTGGCGCAGTACATCCGATGTTTCGTTGGTATCGACCAACTGAGCATTGGCAGGGAATCGGGGACAAATCAAGCTGTGATCTCCCAGATGCTGAAGCAGTCGAAAGGGTAATGCGTGATCTTCCTACGATAGAACGCTTGGCTATTAAGTGGTATTACATTGAGTTCAGCTCACCGACAAAAATTTGTAAAGTTCTGGGACTCAGCTTGATTGATCTGCGAGTCATAGTAAGGAAAGCTAGGAAGAACACAGAGCGATTACTTGGAAGCAGTAACAGTAAGCCAACTAAATAAATTGGAAAATAATTTATGATCTTGCAAAATAATGTTGCAATTTTTTTTTGTTGTGGAATAATGCAACTGTCAAGAGCGAATACGCAGAAGTTGACCACTATCTTTGCAGAGGTTTTACCGCCTCTGAATAGTTATTTACATCATTCTGCAAGAGCTTCGTAAACCACTCAATCAAATGTCAAACCCTGATAAGCGATTAAGTGGATGGAAGCTTCAAAAGATTCGTCACTTGAGAATGATGCAATCACCGCTATGCATTCATTGTGAAGCTAAAGGATTGGTCAAGCTAGGTGAGGAACTAGATCACATCATTCCAATATCTAAGGGTGGCGGCAATGAGGATTCAAATCTTCAAATGCTGTGTAAAGAATGTCATGCAATCAAGACGATTGCTGATCTAGGTCAGAAACCAAAACCGAAAATCGGGTTGGACGGATGGCCAGAAATCGAAATGGCAGGGGGGGAAAGAAAGTCTAAAGCCTTTCATTACAAAAC